CGTAATGATGAAATGGTCATTGCTGTTGGTTCAGAAAGAACAGTACAATATGTTTATCAAACAAAATCTGAAATGATACAGAACTATTTTAAAATAGTTGACGAAGCAAATTCTCAACTTATCGCACTACTGAATAAGCAAACCATAGCTAATAGCGAACACTTTCCAATATACGCTTTTAGTTCTATCTGCCCTGAATTAGAAAATACCGAGACATACAGAAAACGGCAACTAGATAAAATCATTGATAACATTTCTCGAATTAAAGCATGTAAGAGTGAGGCTGTGTCTATTGATGAAATACTAAAAGAGACAAAAGAGTATAAAGTTGCTAACACGATTATGTATTGCGTACTAAACGACACCATTTCATTAAAACAACTACGAGACTATTTAACCACACCAGGGCATAAAATTGATACTCAATATAGGCGACTTTTATGCTTATATGATTACTTATCATATTAATCGCTCTTAACTTCGGTTATGAAAGCCGCCATTTTTGGCGGTTTTTTATTTATTAAATCCAAATGGTTCTTACTTGATGCAAAAACTTTGGTTAGACCTCGAAACTTTCAGCGAAATCCCAATAAAAAACGGCATCCATGTCTATGCCGAAGGTGTCGAGATCATGTTATTCGCATGGGCAATCGACGAAGGCCCCGTCAACGTACACGATTTAACCGCCGACTATAACTTGCCGACACGACTACTGACTGCCCTCAGCGATGAGAGCGTACTAATATACGCACACAACAGCCATTTCGACCGTACCGTTCTGCGCCACGCTCACCCTCGGCTGGCACCCGATGTTACCCGCTGGCGCGACACGATGGTGCAGGCGCTGGCGCACGGACTCCCCGGCGCACTGGGAGGGCTCTGCGAAGTACTGGGCGTTCCGCAGGACAAGGCGAAGGATAAAGAAGGCAAATCGTTGATACAGCTCTTTTGTAAGCCCCGTCCGAAGAACAGCAAACTGCGCCGGGCCACCAGCAAAACGCACCCGGAGGAATGGCGGCGCTTTGTTGCTTATGCTGGCCTTGATATCGAAGCCATGCGCGAAGTCTATAAACGGCTGCCGAAATGGAACTATCAGGGGACCGAGCTGGCGCTCTGGCATCGTGACCAGCAGATCAATGACCGCGGCGTCTGCATGGATGTGCAGCTCGCGCAGGCAGCAATCGAAGCTGTAGACCTGGAACAAAAGCGCCTTGCGAAGCGCACGCAGGTGATGACCGACGGCGAAGTGCAGGCGGCGACGCAGCGCGATGCCATGCTCAAACACATTGTAGAATCCTACGGCGTGGAGCTGCCGGACATGCAGCGCAGCACGCTGGAACGCCGTATGGCGGATCCTGATTTTCCGTCGGCGGTGAAAGAGCTGCTGGCTATCCGCCTGCAGGCCAGCACCACCAGCACCAGTAAGTACAAATCACTGATGAAGGGTGTGAGCAGTGACGGGCGTCTGCGTGGCACACTGCAGTTCTGCGGCGCATCGCGAACCGGGCGCTGGGCCGGGCGATTATTCCAGCCGCAGAACCTGCCCCGCCCTTCTCTTGAGCAGGAGCAGATAGACGAGGGCATCGAAGCGCTGAAAGCCGGATGCGCCGATCTGCTGTTCGATAACATCATGGAGCTGACCAGCTCGGCGCTGCGCGGCTGCATTATGGCGCCCGAAGGTAAAAAGCTGGTGGTTAGCGACCTGTCGAACATCGAAGGGCGCAAGCTGGCCTGGCTTGCCGGTGAGCAGTGGAAACTGGACGCGTTCAGGGAGTACGACGAGGGGACCGGCCACGACCTCTATAAACTGGCCTACGCCCGCGCCTTCAACATCTCGCCGGATGATGTCGACAAATACCAGCGTCAGATCGGCAAGGTGATGGAGCTCGGCCTCGGCTTCGGCGGTGGCGTTGCGGCGTTCTTGACCTTCGCCCTGGTCTATGGCCTTGACCTCGACGAACTGGCGAACGCCGCGCTGCCGAACATCCCCCGCGATGTTATCCACGAGGCGAAAAGCTGGTACGACGAATCGGTTAAACGCAAGTCGACCTATGGCCTGTCAGAGCGTGTTTTCATCGCCTGTGACTCGCTTAAACGTCTCTGGCGCAGAGCGCACCCGGCAACCTGCGATTTCTGGTATGAGCTCGAGCGCACCGTCCGCGCCGCAATAGCCACACCGCAAAAAACGCTGTACTGCGGTTATCTGAAAATCCGCCGCGATGGCGCATGGCTGCGCATACAGCTGCCATCTGGGCGAGCACTCTGCTACCCGTCCCCGTCCATCGAGAAGGGGAATATCACCTATCAGGGCATTAACTCCTACTCGCGCAAATGGCAGCGGCTCAAAACCTACGGCGGAAAGCTGGTGGAAAACGTCACACAGGCGGCCGCCCGTGATGTTCTGGCCGGAAACATGCCGCTGATCGAGGACGCCGGTTACAGCATTGTGCTGACGGTACACGACGAAGTTATTTGCGAAGCACCGGACACCGACGATTTTAACGATGAAGCGCTTTCTGCACTGCTCTCCACTAACCCCGAATGGGCGCCCGATATCCCACTGAACGCTGGCGGCTTTGAGGCGTACCACTACCGTAAGGACTAATCGCTATGGCACAAGGCAACGTAGAAAGTTTCGCAATCATTGTGTTAGTCAACGGCCGCACATCACAGGTCGAACTAACCACATCGCAAAAACGTTTGTTCGCAAAATTAACACTCGGCGCGCTAAAAGATAGCGGCACACTGAAACTTATGCCAATCGACGACATGGTCCAGTTATAACCCGACACCGAAGCATTTTCAGACGGAGGTCCGCTATGAAATACATTTTTATGGTCATGGACAGTCGAGCGCAGCTCGATATAGATAGCGCCACAATCCTGGAATGCTGCGGCGATAAACAACCTTCATGGCGCACCCTGCGCAGAGACTGGGGCGATCAGGGCGCAGTTCTGGTCCGCTTCCGTCTGGTTAACAGCGATATGACTACCGACCCCGAGGTTGTCGGCACCATCAACTGAGGTATCCCCTATGTCATTCGAAAAACACGACAGCCCATTGTATTTCCGGTCTGCAAGAGAGGCTATGCGCCTTGAGCAGGCTGGCGAGTACGACCGGGCGGCAAAGGTATGGGCGAAAGCGAATCGGGAATCACGCAACCCGGCAAACCAGCAGTGGAGCGATAACCGCGCTGACTTCTGCATCATGCAAAACATCCGTAGCAAGCGTAAAGAAGTGGGCGTGTAAATGAATGAAGTAACAATTCTCGACATGTGTTGCGGCTCGCGCATGTTCTGGTTCAACAAACAGGACACTCGTGCCGTGTTCGCTGATATCCGCGCCGAAGCGCATACCCTGTGCGACGGTCGCCGCCTGGTTATCAGTCCTGACCTGATTGCAGACTTCCGTGCGCTGCCGTTCGCTGATGCGTCGTTTCCGGTCGTGGTGTTTGATCCGCCTCACCTGGAACGTATCGGCCAAACGGCTTGGATGGGCAAAAAGTACGGGAGACTCAACAAAAAAACATGGCGTTCTGACCTCCGCGCCGGATTCAAAGAGGCGTTTCGGGTGCTGCGGCCCCGCGGCGTACTCATATTTAAATGGAACGAAACGCAGATTCCGGTAAGCCAGATTCTGGCGCTGACGGACGTAAAACCAATTATTGGCCAGCGCACCGGAAAAGGTGACAAAACCCACTGGATTATCTTTGTGAAGGAAGCTGAATAGTTATGGCCTACGAACGTGAAAACCTCATCGAAAAGCACCTCGTCGCCGAAGTGAAAAAGGCTGGCGGTGTGGCTTATAAGTTTATATCGCCCGGTCACCGTTCAGTACCTGATCGCATTGTTCTGCTACCCGGCGGTCGCATCGTCTTTGTCGAATGCAAAGCACCCGGCAAACCACCACGCGCCGACCAGCTGCGCGAGCATGAACGACTGCGTGCGCTGGGCTTTACCGTGGTGGTACTGGATAGCAAAAATCTGGAGGGGATATTGTAGCGTGGGTAGCCACGCTACAAAACAGGTCACGGCTTCTTCGGTGGGGGTGCGACTGGACGAGTCTGTGAAGGAGGTTGATAGCCATGTTTAACAGACTCCGATTGGTTGGTTCTCACCGTAGCAACCTTAGGCGAGTAACCTTCCATCATCAGATCATTTCGAGGTTGGTATCCGTTAGTTGCTAACCGATCTCCCGAGATTTTTGGCATATAGCCATCATTTTTGAATTGAGGTGTGTCACTTATTTTTTTATCAGACATTGCAATAGCCCTTATTAAGTAATTTATTCTTGCTTGGTAGCAAAAAACTCAACAGTAAGAATTTCAGTTGTGAGAATTAGAACTCCTAACGTGTCTACTCGCGGCCTTTCAAACCCCCCATCATCATTAATAACCCAGTGTTCACAAAGATACAATTGAAATGGCTCGGGGCTACTTGAAGCAAACGAATTAGCAGCGTAGAGGCCCCCGATTTTTTTACCATCTTTTAAAGTGACTATTATCCAGCACTCAGGTGCATCTCTGAAAAAATAGTCCCATGGTTGGCCAATCGGATGAGGCAATCGGTTCTTCAGAAAAACAGAAAGCCGCAATTTATGAAGAATAAGAGGTAGTAACAAAGGAGAAATTAGAAATACAACAACATAGATACAATAATAAAAGAAAGCAGCATGCTCATATAAATTATATTTTTCCGCAAAATACGCGGGCAAAAACCATATACCATAGTTAATACAGCTATACGCAACAGCATCAATAATCAGTTTAGAAGACTCTTTTTTCACCGAGGGGTGGAGAACTTCATAAACTTTGATGCTTATAAATCCGGGCACAACGAATAAAACAAAAACGAACAATTTACCGAAATCCCAAATATCCATTTGCAATGCCCCCCCCTTTTTTTTATACGAATTATACACGTCAAAGGCGCAAAGATGATCAATTTTATACCCCGCCCTTACCAAGACCTCATCATCAACCACGAAATCGACATCCTGCGCTGCAACATCTGGGCCGGCATGGGCATGGGTAAAACCGTGGCGACACTCACCACACTGGAAGATCTCTTCATGGCAGGAGCAGAAACGCAGCCCGCGCTGGTCCTCGCGCCGCTGCGCGTGTCCGCCAGTACCTGGCCGGATGAAGCGGTGAAATGGGGACATCTGCGCAATATCGAAGTGCAGCCGATTGTAGGTAATGTCAAAGCGCGCGCTGCAGCGCTGGCGAACAGCAACGCCAGCGTTTTTACCATCAACTATGACAATCTGGTCTGGCTGGTGGAAGAGCTGGGCGGCCGCTGGCCGTTCGGTACAGTGATTGCAGATGAAAGCACCAGGCTGAAATCCTTCCGTCTGCGCGGGGGCGGTAAGCGTGCGGCGGCGCTGGGCAAAGTGGCGCATAAACATGTCCGGCGCTGGATGAATCTCACCGGTACACCAGCACCGAACGGCCTGGTGGATTTGTGGGGACAAGCGTGGTTTGTGGATCAGGGGCAGCGCCTCGGACGCACTTACGGTGCGTTCACCTCCCGCTGGTTCAACTCAATACAGTTTCCGGGGCAGAGCTGGACGAAGCTGGAGCCGTTCGCACACTCGCAGGACGAGATACAGCATGCACTGGCCGACGTCACTGTCTCCCTTGATGCTGCCGACTGGTTTGATATCCGGGAACCCATCCATAACGTCATCCGCGGGGATATGCCACCAAAGGCCCGCCAGCAGTATCACGAAATGGAAAAAGAAATGTTCCTTGAGCTGAACGGCGAAGGCATCGAAGCACCGAACGCTGCGGCAAAAACGGTGAAGTGTCTGCAAATTGCCAGCGGCGCGGTATACACCGACGACGCCGGGAGCTGGTCAGAACTGCATGATGCCAAGCTACAGGCGCTGGACAGCATACTGACGGAAGCAGCTGGTGCGCCGGTGCTGGTGGCCTACCACTGGAAACACGACCTCGATCGGCTGTGCAAGGCATTTCCTCGCGGTCGTCACCTTGACCAGGACCCGCAGACGCTGCGTGACTGGAACGCCGGAAAAATCCCGGTTCTGTTCGCACATCCGGCCAGCGCAGGCCACGGCCTGAACATGCAGGACGGAGGCAACATACTGGTGTTTTTCTCGCACTGGTGGGATCTGGAGCAGTACCAGCAAATTATCGAACGCATCGGGCCAACCCGGCAGATTCAGGCCGGACACAACCGCCCGGGGTTCATTCACCACATTATCGCCGCCGACACTATGGACGAAATGGTGATGGAGCGGCGTAACTCAAAACGAACAGTGCAGGACATCCTGCTCGATGCCATGAAAAAGAGAGGTATAGCATGACACCGGTTATCTCTGATACTGACCTGATTAACATCAAAGAGGTTGAGCGCTCTGTTGGCCTGAAAAAATCCAGCATTTATGAGCGCATCAGTAATAACGAGTTCCCGAAGCCCAAGAAGCTCGGGAGTCGAACCTCCCGCTGGGTACGCGGCGAGGTAGAAGAGTGGAAAAAACAGTTTCTTTAAATCAAACGCAGCTGGTCAATATAATCCGCATACCATTGCATCATTTCCCGACGCCCTTCCATATAGAGGGCATGGTTATAAACCCCGCGAATATTATTCTTGTCCACATGAGCGATTTGGAGTTCAACCCAGTCAGAGTTGAATCCTCTATCGTTCAGTATGGTGCTGAACGTATGCCGGAAGCCATGCCCTACAACCCTTCCCTTATACCCCAGCGTGTGGATCATCCTGTTTATTGTGTTCTCGCTCATGACCTTTGACGGGTCATTCCTGCCGGGGAACATATTCACGTATCGACCTGTAAGACCGTGCAACTCTTTCAGCAAGACAACAAGCTGATCGGAGAGCGGTACCAGGTGCGGGCGATCCATCTTCATAAATTCGGCGGGTATCTCCCATAGCCGATTATCGAAATCTACCCATTCCCATTTTGAGTGCCGCAGTTCGTAGGTACGCAGCCCCGCCAGCATCATGATCTGCAAACCCAGCCGGGGAAGCGGACTCCCCTTGTAACCCTCAAGCGCCGCCAGAAAATCGGGTAGCTCTTCCGCTGTCAGGAACGGGAAGGATTCACCTTTATGGCCGGTCATTGCGCTATTCAGTTCGCTGACGGGGTTGTACTTCGCGCGCCCGGTCGCAACAGCATAACTGAATACCTCGCCGCACCATCGGCGCGTTTTAGCTGCTTTCTCAGTTGCGCCGCGATTCTCAATTTTACGTAGCGCCGTCAGCATCTGGACGGGCTCGATCTCAGCAACCGGTAACTTACCAACCGCCGGAAAAATATCCTTATTGAATGCTTCGAGAATGTCAGAGGCATAGCCAGGCGACCAGCGCGGCTTCTTAAACTCATGCCACTCGATGGCAATATCTTTAAAGGTAATAGAGTTTGCTGCGGCAGCTGCAACGTGGCTTTTGACCTTTACCGGATCCACACCAGCTGCAACACTTCGCCGGGCTTCATCTCGCTTTTCGCGAGCCGCGGCCAGTGAAACCGCCGGGTACACACCGAGCGCCAGCATCTTTTCTCTACCGGCGAAGGTATAGCGATATCGCCAGTATTTCGCTCCACTGGTTTTCACCAGCAGAATAAGCCCGTTACCGTCTGGCAGTTTGTAGTCTTTCTCGCCAGGCTTTGCCGTCTCGACCTGTCGCGCATTTAGTTTCAT